TTCTTTCATGCTTCCCTGACTGATATGTTCCTGCCAGATAACAGCGTGATGAAAAGTGTATTTTGGCTTCTGGTAAACTTCCTTACATGCCGACAGGTAGCCCTGGTACATAATGGCAACAAAGAAATCAGTTCCTTTTTCTTTCAGGCTGTCGGACAAATCGCCGAACTCCACTTTCAGCATCACGCATACGTTTTCCAGCGTACCCATATTGATAAGTATGGGAACTTCTTTCTCTGTGTACCCGAAAGACTTTTTGAACGGTAGTTTTATTTTTTCAATCCCCATACCGATCTGAGTTCAAAATTTGTGGCTGCCGTGTTACGAATAGTTATCACTGCCGTTGCTCGTGTACTGGTAGCTTTCAGCCTTGCTGCATTACCGCCGGGTTGAAGGGTGACAACATTTGAAATGGCATCCCCTTCTTGATACTCGGCTATCTCCACTGTTGGCAACTGCCCGGAGTTCAGTTTCAGCGAACACAAAAACATGACTTCGCCTCCTGCTGTTACAGATAAAGGATTACTGTCAGCTCTCTTTGCCCCTGACGGGCTGGCGACATCTGCCGTTAACCCCGTCACGGTGAGATCAGCAACAAACGTATTATAATTCGTATAAACTCTTAAATTATTAATAGCCGGCGCCGCAGATATCCTGAACAGTTCCCCGTTAACTTTCATGCTTCCCGATACTGCCATAGCCTCTTCTATCGGTGCGTTTAGCGAAACGGAATCCAGATTAACCAATCCGATGATCGGCCGAAACGCTGTAGCACTTAGTCCATTAATGCACATCATAAGATCGGGCCTTGATCTTATCAGTTCAATAAGTGCATCAGCTGATAATCCTTCAGTTGAATACAGGGCATCAAACGACACGGTAGCATTACGCATACCATGGATATGTTCCTCCCATCCCCCGGATTCTTTATCAGTAGCATCAGGAAGGTTAACGCTGGCATCAATAGTAAGCCCCCGTTGATAAGCAATAAGCTCACCATCAGAAAACAGTAATACTCTTGTTCCTGAAACTTTCATGTCATGTTATTTTTGCAAGAGGTCCGTTGCCTTTTATCGTCCCGGAAAACGTGACAGGCACTTCCATATCTGCACCAAAAGATATATTTTGATACGTCCCGTTACCAGTCCATCCTTTGTTTCCAGTAGTGCCATCAAGAGTGAATTTAATCACTGTATCTGCCGACCTTGCAATGATTGCATCCAAAATATCTACAGGATTAAGCTGGTTTGCCCCTTTTGTCTCATCATATTTCCCATCGAAAGAGATTGACCAGTCCCTTATCCCATGGATATGCTCCTCCCATCCTTCAGATTCTTTCGTTGATGCTTCCGGGAGGTTGACGTTAACATCCAGTGTCGCATTGCTTATATGCATCAGCTTATTTGTGCCTGACAGGATTGCGTTTAATGTTCCATTTAATTTTGCCATCTTTTAATTAATTACGTAATTATAAATATCTATTATTCTTGACCTTACAATTGATTCATCCGACAGCTCGGCTATCGATAACATTGTTTCATGCGAAAAAACAACAAGCTCAGCGCCTGCCACAGAAAATACAGATCCTTTATCTGGTTTCAATATCTTTCGCATCTCACCCAGTATGCGCTGTGAGTGTCGCCGGTCAGCACAATGCCGGGACTCATCCACAACAATCACCTGTATTGTTCCGAAAAATACAAAATCATCTTTTGTCCCGTCTTCACTTCCCATCACTTCGCCTATCTCGATATAAAGCGGTTCCGGCCGTTTGGGTACAGTTTTATAAACAGGTATAGTTTTCCCGTTATATTTGACCTGGCCTTTTAAGGCATTGTAAATACCGTCAATGAGTCCGTAGCTTATATCTGTGCTTTCAACCACTTTTAATGAGCTTATTCAGTTCTTCTGCTATTCGTTTTTTTAAGTTCTTTTCTTCACTCAGCGCAGCATATCCCAGATAGGAATAAGGCCTGATGCCGGGATGAAAGACCCGTTTGGCAAATACATCTTCCCCGGCGGCATTTTTAAAGTGCAGGGCCTTTGCCCGCCGTGGTTTTATCTCGTGCGCTTTCGTGCCGAACTCAATGTATGGAGCATATTCAACATTTGTACCGACAGCACTTTCAAGGTTTTTCAGACTTACCCTCAGCGACCCGTCATATGCTTCGCCGCCGCTCCGGTAGTTAAATGTTCCACCCGACCGGGTCATTCCCGGCTGAGTAGGTTTATTCGCTTCGGAATGGATAGATGATGCCAGACGACCGGTTATCCATCTCATGCCTTTTAAACGCTGTTTGGCAAGGGTCTCGATAGCCAGTGCCGTCCGGTCTGTGCCTTTCTGTATGGCAACATCAGCTTTTTGTCCGAAACGTTTGAAATCCCGCTTCAGCTCATCAATCCCTTCTATCTCCAAATTAATCATACTTTCGTTGTTACAAATACAACATATTTTTTTCTCTGACTCCTGTCCCGGGTCACCGTTGGCGGCCTGAGTGGATATAGTGTCATACCATCATAAAGGATACGAACATTATAACCATAATCCCCCCACGCCTCAACCCGGTAAATAACTTTATCAACCAGTTCACCCACATTCAAAAACCTCACACCATCCACAGGCTCAACTTTTGCCCTGAGTGTTATAACTGGAGTCCACGCTTCGTGTGTGTCTCCCGATGAGTCAACAGAGCTTATAAGCTGCTCGATGGTGATGGTAGTATTTAATTTTCCTGTTCTCAAAATCCTGTGTTTTGATCTATTGATTCAATCAGCCTCAGCGTGTCAAAAGGTAGTCGTCCTTCAAATACCTCGTCACCTCCGCCGTCCTCCCTACTGTTAAACATCGTTGAAACAATACGCTTTATTATCTCGTTAGCAACAATGTTTTTCTCCCCTGCCCGGAACCGGACTTCTATTCCTGTTGAAGGCTGTTCGCCTATAAGAACCGTTCTGTATAGTCCGACAGTGGATATACTAACCTTCTTTAATCCTTTCCTTGAAAAAGTTACCTCTTCTCCATCAGACAAAACAGTTATATCACCTATAACAGGCGACACCGGGAGTTCATACCAGTTACCCATCCGGTCATCTTTCTCAAAATATACAGCGTAATCTTTTTCTGTCACAGAAATGGCACATCTGTTTTCAAGCCATACCCGGGCAGTTGTTATCAAATGATGAATAAGTGCATCCTGATCACAGGAGGGATAACCCATGTATGCTTTAACATCATCCACTGTGACCGGTTCTTTAATATTTTGAGAAAGGACAATAAGTTCCATTATTTAGTTTTTTTTACAGCTTTTTCCTCTTTTGTAGTCTTATCAATCTTTTCCTCTTTCCGGACAACCACTTCTGCGCTGCCCTCTTTGACATACAATAAAGCCGTGCGGTCAGTAACATCACGCACCGATCCTTTCCTGAGAAGTTTCCCGACGACAAATTTGTCTTTTAATAATCTTATCTTTTTCATGTGTTTAAATTATGGGAGGGTTGCCCCTCCCCTGTTTACCATTCTAAAATCTTGAAACTAATAGCATTAAATACAATACTGTCAGTTGCAGCTACAGAATCATCAGTACGCAGTGACAACTGAAAATATCTATACAGCTTATCACTTCCAAGAGAACCAATCTTATTTGTATCCGCAACAAGAGCACTCGCTGCTTGTGCAGTCTTTTCAACAATGGTTACATAATCACTATTTAAAAAGTGCCTACCTTGCAAAGTGTATTTATACGTGTCAGTAGCACCAGCCCTGCTTTTTACATCAACATATGCAACCACAGTGCAGGGGCCAAGCTTATTTGAGGCTATCTCAAAATTCAGCGTATCCAGCCCTTTAGCACCACCGAGATACTCGGTAGCCGTGGGATAAAACGTATAAACGCTATTCCCGGCGCCAAGAGTAACAGACTTTTTCTTCGTACCATTAGCCGAAGTCAGGAGAACAACAGCTGCTACAGCTATCATTACCACACCAAGTGACATTATTTTCTTCATGATCAGCCTGTTATTTCGGTTATTGCAGTTTTGATATCATCAAGCTCATCATATACAAATGAGTAGTAATGAGGAGCAGGAATCTTAACAGCGGCCCGGAGTGATCCTGTGATAGTTTTCATATCATACAGCGGGTCATTTTCGTTCTGATCCCAGATCTTGATCTCAATATTACGCCTCATATACAATGCTGCCCGTGCGAAATCGCCGACAAGAACATTTCCGGCAGCAACAAGGTTGCTCTGAACAACCCTCAACCCGGAAATAGTGAGCCCGTTAGCTGCAGCAAAAGGAGGAATAACATATGTACCGTTAGCGTTTTTACTCATCTCCATTTCTGCAAAATCAGCAGGATTCAGAAATGCGTAATTAGCATCATAGTTATTAGCTGCACACTGGTAGGCAGCTGCCCTGATAGCGTCAAACGTGTTAGGATACTTAATTTTTGCATTCAGTCCGGTTGCCTCGTATGGGCGAGCATTCTGTATTAGTCCAACAAGATGAGGAGATGCCCCGCTACCGGAATACAGTTCCTCTTCCAGTTCCCTTTCCAACATCGGGAAAAGCTCCAGCCTGATCTGAGTGAGAAGCTCATCCCAGTCCTCAAGAGCCTCGTTTGTTACCTTCACGTATGTTGCGATCTTTTCCACGTTGGCAACTTTCTGTATCCATGTAAAATCACTCTGCGGAAATTTTGTATGATCGTTGGCAACAACAGCTGCACCTTCGGTGCGTGCCGACCTTTCAACCCATGTCACACGATTACTTCCTGTAACGCCCCTGCTGACAACATCCAGAAACTTGATTGTGCGGTCAGGAGCCTTTTCCACTCCCGAAATCCGATCGGGAATAATAACCGATGTAGCCAAAGCGGCATCCGACAGGTTTGGATCTTTGTATATGTCACCAACCTGCTTTATGTACATCTCCGGGCTGCCTTTCAACTCGAAATTAAAAGATCCGCCGGGAGCCTTCATTTTGTCTTTCCCTTCCTTGTATGCTTTATGCATTTCAACAAAGGGCGACTCCGGCCCCTTGTTAAGGGAAAAATCCTTCAGCTTGATCTCTATCTGATCAAGCTGGTCGGAAAGAGTTTTGATATTATCTTCCGATTTCTTAGCCTTTTCTGACAGGTCGCTGAGTTTATCCTCGTCCGCCTTCCCGGTGATCTCCTTCTGCATAGCATCATAGAGACCACTGACACGGGTGAGTTCAGCGTTAATAGCGTCAGTTAAAGCTTTTATCTGCTTTTCATCCATCACTTAATCTTTTTTAAGTTTAACAATATTGATTCAAAAAACTTAGACGGCTCAACAGATTCAGGAGTGACTATCGCCGGCTCCTTAACTTCAAGTGTCTTTATCATACTAATTATTTTATTTATCTCTGCTTCAAACATTTCACAGGTTTCATCAGTGTATTTTCCGTTCTTCAACCCGTGATTAAGAGCATCCAGACGTTTATTCAAATTGGAAATAACATCTTCCCTGGACTTAGCGCTTACAATGTGCGTTAATTCATTAGCACCCCAGGTCACAGAGGAATATTCCCACAGTTTCAGTTCAAGAAGTTTCCTATTTACAAGCATCTCATCATCATCCCGTGTGTCTTCGCTTTTGATCACATTATATCCGATTGACATCTCCGTTATAATTCCGTCAATATGTTGCTGCAGCTTGTCTTGCGAGAACTGGTCTTTCCCGAACTGACTTTCAAAATACAGCCCCTTGTCATCCTCTTTCAAGATAATCGGCACAGCAATAGGCTGCCAGCTGTCATGTTGCCAGAGATGTTTAATACGTGGGCGTGCGCTTTTCGGCCCCCGTTCCTTTAGTGTCTTTCTGAAAGCCCCCTGAACAACGATCTCCTTGTCGCTGTCCTCGTTCCCAAATATAGATGCGTAGCCGGTAACAATACCAGTTTTTTCATCTGCATCCTTTAACTCGAAATTACTTTTTACCCTGAATATATTTTTCATCTCTTTATAATTAATCCACTTCGTAACCAATAGTACACCTGCAATTTATTATATCCTCCGCAATCCTGCAATCAGGATCGCCGGGATGTTTTAATCCGATATTGTATTCATAATCATTCTGTACCACCCCGAGTGACTCATACAAAACATGTGATTCCCTTATCCCCTGCAGTCCCGATGTTATCCAGAACTTACCCAATACGACACCCGTTGACATAGCCCCTTCATAACTTCCTGCATTAGCTGCCCCGTTGACTTCTGTTCTTGCAATCCGTTCAGCCTGGTAGGTATTTATCTCTGTCAATACTGATAGAAGATCATCTGTTATCGTTCGTCGCATATCCGGGACACTCATTCCCCTTGCCATTCCTTCAGCCAGTACCCTGTCTATTGCCTTATTAATAACATCCTGCTGAGTAGCTAACATCTGTCCGGTTTTAAGGAGTGATCTCTCATTAATATACTGCCACATGAAATCTTCCCAAAACTCCATCTGTTTGCTGCTGAACTTATGAATCCGCTTAATGGTATCCACTGCAACAATACTACCACTTTTAACCCACATATCCCGTTGATAGTTTTCAAGTGGCTTCGGATCAAGTAACATTACAGCTCTTTTCTTCAGCTCTTCCGGCTCCACATTGGCAGCAAGCGAAACAACAGGTTGCTGGACAAGCGCAAGGACTTTCCTCCCTACATTGAAAAATGTTTTTATCAAAGAACTCTGCAGATATATGTTTGGAGATAATCTCATTGCCTGTAATCATGTATTTTTAATGCTTTCAGTACCTCCTCCGACATATACCCGGATGGCATCAACCCTAATTGATCGACCGGAACAGTGCCAACACTATCATAAACTTTATCCATCTCATCTGTTTCAATGCGCTGGTATCCGACGGCTTCCCTGATTTCGTTACGGGTGAATGACTTTGCCATCACCATCCATTGTACGAGTTCTGTTTTATTATACTGCAGAGACTCTATCTCGGAATAATCAGCAATAAGGCTATGACCCATTTCTTTTGTAAGCGGCGCCAGCCATTTAGTCAACTTTGACAGTAACCCGTCCAGGTTAGGCTTAATAGCATTTATCCACAATGTCCGGTCAGCCTCTTTGTAGTTGTTATATGTTCGGTCTTTACTTCCTGACAGGAGCTGATTAGGCACGTTATATGCATCACAGATGTTTCCCTTGAACGTGGACAAGGATTCAATGACTTTCATCTCCTGCGCCGACATGCCGAAATTAGTCCATTTATGATCCCATTTCGTTACAACAATTTTCCCG